TATTTTTATTACTATTGTTATATGCGATTGCCATTTAGTATTTATCTGTTATTTTAAGATGAAAGTAATTTTTCTTTATATAAATCTGTACCAATATAATTGTTAATCAAATAAGTTTGTGTATTTCCAACTGATCCCAAACGATTTACCAACATGTAATCATTAAGAATATTCATTGAATTGCCAAAAACAGTAAAATCATGAGTTCTTCTATCCCACAATAAATTGTTTGCAGTAAGTGCATGTGCATATAATGCATCTACACCAACTGAAGATAAGTTAGAATATACGTTACTATATCCGGTATCAGGATCAACTGATGTTCGTTTTGAATTTTGTAAAGTAATAATATCATTCGTTATAACTGCAGTATTAGAAGTAATTTCATCATTTACAAATAAACTGGTCATGCATCCTAACAACGGTAAAGCATTTGCAGAACCATCAATGTTATGGACTAATAATATTGTAGTTTGTCCAAGACTCATTATTTTAACATGATCGGGTATATTAGTACCTGCTGTTCCTAAAGATGTTGTTAATCCCGATATATTTGAAGTATGTTTTTTAAAATAATTTATTGTATTTGTGCTGAAAGTATTATATAAAGAATTTGTTGCATTACCTGTTGCTGAATTATTATCCCAAACTTCAATACTATTAATTAAACTTTTCATTGAATTTACTTGTGTTTGTAGACTTGCAACTACATTTACTGTTGGATCTCTGTAATAATCTGTTAAATTAGTTGGTCCATTTCTCACTAATTCTTTTTGCCATTCTTTTAAACCAAAAGGTGAGTTATTTAAAGTTTCTTTTGTTTCATTCGTCAATTCAATAGAATTACCAAACTTTGTATTATCAAAATTTATTTGTAATTTACTAATAATTGATGTTGTCATAATAATTTCCTTTATAAATTAAGCAAAATTACCAACCATACTAGGCGTTGGTATACCTGTTGTTGGAGTTGCAGGATGAACATGTAGATTATGTTCTACTCGTATACCTGCCATTGATCCCATTGCATCTCTAACATATCCACCAACAACTATTCCACTAAGAACTAATGGTGCAAGCACAGATGTTGCTGATGAAATAGGTAATACCGCAGAAATTGTACCTGTACCTATATAATGTCCTAACATTCCAGTAAGAGGACTTCCCATATTTCTAATTGTACCGGGTGTTGCAACACCATCTGCACCAATTGTTATTCCGCCATATTTAGTAACAAAACCACCAGGACTACCCGAAAGATTGCCAGTAGGATCAACAATAGGAACAACAGATGTACCTGAAGTAATGATACCATCAGCATTAATCTGTCCTGTAGAAACAACAGATTTAGAAGTTAATCCACCATTGATATTAACATCAGCTTCAATCTGCATACTTACTGGTGCATTTACGGTAACAGTAGAAGCTGGATTTAATATGCCGCCAGCAGTTATTCTAGTATCACCCGATGAATTTAATCTAGTAGTACCTTTAACAATTTGAGTAAAATCACCACCAACTTCCATTGTAAAATCTTTTGCAACCTTCATTGTTAAATCTTTTTGACAATCAATTACTGCATCACCAATAACAGTTATCTTACATAATCCAGAAACATATATTTGATTATCACCAATAACAATTTCATAATTATCACCAAAAACTTTATTTACTCTTTTTCCATCTGGATGTAATTCAAAAAATGTACCACTTCTATGTTGAAGTCTTACTTAATCTCTACCCTTTACATCATACATTAAAAGAGAATGAGCTGAAGATGATTCCCATAATTGTGAATTTTTATAATCTGGTGGAAAATCTTCATCAATTGGAGATGGTGGTTCCAGCATCGTATCTGAACCAGGAACTTTAAACGCTAATTTTGTAGTATCAACTTTATCTACCATTTTATTTTCCTATAATATTAAGCAATTGGTTTTGGTGCAGCCGATGCTGTTGAATTTTGTTGTTCTTTAGATGGTATAGCAGCAATCGCAGAAGAAACTGAACTTGTTGCACTAGAAATTGATTGTGTAATAAAATTATCTGAAGGTATTAATCCGGTAACAGTTGCTAGATTTGCATTTGCAATAGTAAGTGCGTCACCTATTTGATCAGGACTTATAGATATATTAGTAGAAATTGTTGCATTAATAATATTTGCAGGTATTTCCGCTAATGATAATGCATTTTTAACTAACGCTTTAGATTCATTAAATACACTTTTAACTTCAGCAAATAATTGTTTATAATCTGTTCCTAAAGTACCGGGTGGCATACTTAATAGATCACTGCCCACAGAAAATACTGAAGAAACAAAAGCAAATAAACATTCTTTTATAAATTTTAATATTCTTGCGGGTAATGACAAAATCCAATTAACAACAGCACGAATTATTACGATATAAAGAATAAGTGCATTTGCAAATTTCTTTACAAGATTTATATAGTAATTCAATTCTTTAATCTTTGATGCTAACCATTTTAATTTTTCAGTCCAAACATTTACATCTGCTTGAGGAATAATACTAGTTGCAGCAAATCTTGCATTGATAACTTCACGTAATGTCCTAATAAATCCTAAATCTTTCAATGCGGCATAAGCAGCACTTTTCTTAATATCAGCACCAACATCACATGCATGAATTAGTTTTGAATTTGTTCTTTTTATTATTGTTAAATCATAATTATATGCGCCCCTCGGTGTTGTTGATGGATACATCAATTTTGCACCAGCAACTGTAGCATCTTCTGGAGGTAAACCTTTTTTTGATCTTTCTGATTCTGGTGAAGCAAAACCTTGTGTTGTATTTTCTTTTGATGTTTTAATACCAGGTAAAATACCAACAACAACAGGTTTTTGAGCAGCTGGACCATCAAGATAAAATCCTATTACCCACTTATCTAATGCAGTACCTGCAGCAAATATTGGATTATTTACTGGTGATAAAACAGATGCCCACGGTAAAGTTTCAACTGGCATTTTTACTTTATCTGCAGTATCTTTACCGATAACTCTAATTTTAACTCTACCCAGCTTTAATGGATCATCCATCGCTTCAATAACGGCCATAAACCAAACAAAATTTGGATTTAGTCCGGGTGCAAATGATTGATAAACGTCATTCATTATTATTTCCTGTTAACCATAGTTATCACTCCACTGTTCATATCGGAGACTATCTGCGTTTGTTAATGATGTTCTATTTGTAGAATCAGTAGAAATTTCTATTACGGTTTCATGTCTATCATATTTAACCATTTGTCGTGCTGCCAATATTATATATTTGCCACTTAAACTCTCATCTACTGAATTTCCAATAACATTTGTTCCACGATTAGATATATGCAATTCAACAACTGCACCACAAATTAAATCAAAATTTCCAGGCATAACTAATTTAATTCTAAGACCCATATAATTTCTCATCAACGCTGGTCTTTTTGCAATATACGTTACACCATCATCAATTTTGTTTATGGAATATGGTTCATTAGCTGTTATGAAAGAATTTTTTTGTGCTGCATCTGTTGTAGCACCGTAAAAAACTTTAACACAAGAACTTCCATCATCTTGCCATTCTGGTGGTGGAGCATTTAGTCCAGTCTCATTAAGATTCAAAAGACTATCCATCATGTTTACAATAGCTGGTTGATATTGCGTATATATCTTTTGACTTAGATGATCAACAGAATATGTTGTTGTTCCATATATACCATTCTTTGCATTTTCATTTAGATTATATTGTGAAACTACTTCCATGTATCTTGCACCAAATAATGAATTATCTGTAGTGTTGCCAAAATTCTTTGGTTCATAGTTTAATTGATACTGTGCATTTTGTTTAGCAAGAGCTGCAATTGAATAGAATGAATAACCCATCTTATTCTCATAGAACATAAAAGTTGGAGAATCATTCTCAAGTGAAACTGCTTTCTTTGTGCAGTCCAAAATACATTCTATTGGTTGTTTACCTGATAAAGTTACATCATGCATTCCAGCGGTTGCTTCCCATTTCCAAGTTTGACTTGGTTTTACTTTTAATTCATTCGTCAATATATTAGCAACAATCTCAGAATACGTTTTGCCTTCATAAGTTTTATATACTTTTCTTGACCTTGAATTGTAGAATTCTTCAGAAACAAAATTTAATGAATATTGTTCTGTAGTTGGATTCAATGGCACTCTTTTGCTCATTTCATATATTTTAAATGTTTTTGAAATGCCAGCAATATTACCCATCTTACTAATTACAACTTTAAGCATTTCAGAACCATCAAATGCTAATTTAGCCGCAATGTTATTTGAATCTGTAATTAAAATATTACCAGTCATACATGGATTAAAAACAGAATCAAATATATTCAATTCTTCATAGATACCAGTAATATCAAATTTACCCAATCGGGTTATTAGTGATAATTCTTTTACTTCAAATTTTAAATTTTGATTTAGTTTTTCAGCCATTACGTAAAACTCTTTGTAACTCAGAATGAATTCTATCTTTATATTCTGCTTTTATAACTTTAATCGTTCGTTTACTCTCATTTAATTCCATCATATAATCATAGTATGTTCTACGTAATTTAGTTATAACAACTCTCATTGCAGTACCATCAGGTAAAATATATTGAGTAGTTGATGGTGTAAGTGATGAATATGTTGATGCATCTATTGTTACATATTCTTCATTTATCTCACCAGTTTTTACAAGTGTTCTAGTCTCAAGTTTATAGTAATCGTAATAATGCGTTTTTGCCCAAGCAAGACCATAAGTATCTTCTATTGTGTCCATTAACTGTGAATATGTTAAAGGCCAATCTGTTTTAATATCCATAATTCCATTGACTCGCATAATGAGCCAATGATATTCTGCATTACCATAAATTTTATAAGATACTGTTTCTGGAGTATCACCTTCAGAAATTACATAATCATAATACGATGATGAATTTGATACAATACTATTGTATATTGTAAAATTGGCAGTTAGGTTTGTAACTGTATCTAAATTATCAGTTTCATCATTCTTATATAATGTTGTTGGAAAGTTTGAGAAAAAATCTGACATTTTATTTTAATCCATTCGATGGTTTACCTAAACTTGTAACATTAGGTAATGTTGCAGGAGTAAATGTAACTTCATTTCTACCTTGTTGCATTACCATGTTCTGTTTATTTTCTAAACCTAAAATTTCTTTTGTCATGAACTGAGTCTCTTGGAAATTCAATGATAATCTTATTCCAACTGGCATACCTGTTCCACCAAACTTCGGTGTATCTGAATCAGATTCATATGCTTGAAAACCATTTGGTGCATAATCAACATTTATATTTCTAAGAACACAAGTGGCAATCTCAGGAATATTTGGATTTCTTCTACCATTATAATTAAATTCAATATCAAAGACTGAAGGCGGAACTAAAAATGCACCACCCGAACCACTAAGAATTTCTGGTGCTTGATGATATCTAAATGTCTCAAGTATCTTTTGAACTTGAAGTGCTTCACTTTCACTTCTAGGATACATAAGAAAATCAAACATAAACTCTCTTAACTGCGGTCTTGAATATACAACTTCAATCATAGGATTCTTGGCACCAAATGCAGATACAAAAGCAGTATCAACAGCAGAACCATTAAGTTGAAGAATACCGGATTTATCTTTTAAAATTGAACCCAGAAAAGCCGCACCATTAGTAGTAGCATTTGAATTTCCTGCTTTATGTTCATCATACAAAGATTTAATAATTGCTGCATTACTTAAAAATTGACCACTCAACTCTGGAGTATTATACATGGCTCCTTGTTGAAATGCAAGCGTGTTTGGCATATAAAGTGCAATATTATCTTGCAACTGAACTACATTATTATTAAAATTTACAGAATTTAATTCACCCAATCTACTAAAAGCATTTCCAATACTATCAATGGTTTGATTAACTCCACTAGTGAAAGTATCATTACCAATTTTATCTGTTGCTTTATTTTTAAAACTGGCAATCGCACTCTGAGCATCTTGAAACATTTTTGTTCCTGCCACTGTACCTGAAATATTAGTTAAAGCGTTAATTGCTGTTCCAGCATTAACTTCACCCGTCAATAATCTATTGATTCCAGTTTTATTTAAACCAGGTCGTGTTGCCGCAGTAGTTGCCATTTTTGAATTTTTTTGAACAAAAATGTTAAAGATCATATAATGACCTTTATCTCTACCACCTATATCTTCGGGATATCTGTAAGTTCCTGGATAAAAACTTTGTAATGGACTAGAAGATGAGAGGTCTTTACTTTGAAACTTAATATCAGTTAGCGTAAATAATGCCATTGCGGTTTCCTAGATTGACTACATATTTATGTGTAGTTAATTAATATTAGATATTTATATGACATTTGGAAAGAATACCTATAAAGGATTGTTTAAACCTAAGAATCCACAGAAATATAAGGGAAATCCTAACAATATCATCTATCGTTCGTCATGGGAACTTAGATGTATGAAATACTTTGATGACCAAGAACAAGTAATCTGGTGGGCATCTGAAGAGTTATCAATACCTTATTTTTCACCAGTAGATAATAGGATGCATCGTTACTTTCCAGATTTCATTATTAAAGTAAAACAAAAAGATGGTAAAGTAATGACATATGTTATAGAGGTAAAACCAGCTGCACAAACACAGAAACCAGTCCAAAAGAAAAGAACTAAGAAATATATAAGTGAAGCAGCAACATATGTTGTAAATCAATGTAAATGGAAAGCAGCAGATGAATTCTGCCATGAACATGGATGGGTATTTCAGATAATCACTGAAAGAGAATTAGGTATCAAATAGTATTCTAATTCAAAACCTAACATCTTTACTTATATGTTTTATTACTAAAAAAATAGGATAATATGCGAATAAATAGATCATGGCCTACTTAATTACCAGAATTAATCAAGAATTACAAAAATCAGGATACAATGCCGGTACTAGGCGTGCCAGAGATTGGTTGCGAGCAAAGATAGGTGAATTGAGTCCTACACCTGCAACCTTGATGCGAGATAAAGAAAGATTGAGAAATACGCAATTTATTGGAAGTATGTTCTTCTTTTACTATGATCCTAAGACAAAAGATTCGCTGCCATATTACGATAGGTTTCCATTGGTAATACCAATAGAACAATACTCAGACGGTTTTCTAGGGTTGAACTTGCACTACATTCATCCAAAGCAACGAATCATCCTTTTAGACAAGTTAAGTGAATATACGACTAATGATAAGTATGATGCAACAACAAAACTTAGATTAAGTTATGCTTTATTACGTGCCGCTTCAAAATCGTTTGAAGCAAGTCCATGTATTAAAAGATATTTGGCAAATCATGTTAAATCAAGATTTGTTAGTATAGATGCTAATGAATGGGATATTGCAGCACTATTGCCAGTTGAAAGATTTGAAAAAGCAAGTACCGGAAAAGTCTGGTCTGATTCAAGGAAAAAATTCTAATGTCATTTTTACCACAATTATTTCTTTCAAACATTAAAGCAAAAGATGGTTTAGCAAAACCTTCTAGGTTCCAAGTAATATTACCTATTCCTGCTTATGTCAATTCTTTTATTGGCCAAAATCTATTTGAAGAGATTGTAAATTTTAGAAATTCTATTTTTGCAGATATTACTACTCAAGTAGCAGGAACTACTAATGAGGGTGCAAATCCAGCCATATCAAGATATCTAGCTCTACAATGTGAATCTGCCGAATTGCCAGGTAAAACATTACAGACTGCTGATGTTTCAATTTATGGTCCAAACTTTAAAGTACCAGTAAAGATGGAATATGCAGATACAACACTTAACTTTATCTGCACAAACGAATTCTATGAGAGAAAGTTATTTGATCGTTGGTTAGAATCAATTATACCTAACGATACTCATAATGTTAGATTCTCAAAAGGTAGAACAACAAGATACTTAACAAATATTAAAATTGTCCAATATGACGATTTTATCAAACAGATTTATGCAGTGGAATTGATTGATGCTTTTCCAGTAAGTATTGCCGCACAACCATTAAGTTGGGGCGAAGATAATTTCCATAGATTATCCGTTCAATTCACATATCAACGGTATAGAACTATATACAATGGTGCTTATGATTTAGGTGCCGCAGCCAGTGCATTGTTTGGTGCTTCTGTTTCAGGAATACCATTGAAAGCAATATTGAATTCCGAGATTAATCAAATCGGTGCAACATTGAAAAGAATTTTTTAATTAATTGGAGATACTATGTTACCTAAAATTGATGTGCCTTTATTTACAGTTGAACTGCCTTCAACGAAAGAAAAAATAACTTTTAGACCATTCTTGGTTAAAGAACAGAAATTGTTCTTAATGAATACAGAAAGTAATGATGCACAGGAAACTGTGAAGATTATCAGACAAGTATTAAAGAATTGTGTATTAAGTGATATTGATGTTGATGTATTACCAGTATTTGATATTGAATATCTGTTTATGAATCTTCGTGCAAGATCGGTATCTGAAGTTGTAAATCTAAAATACAAATGCAATAACACAATCACAAAAGAAGATGGGGAAGAAAAACGGTGTGATACAGTTAATGAAATCGTTCTTAATGTATTAGAAATAGAACCAACAATTTCACCAGACCACACTAGAAAAATTCAATTGACTGATAACATTGGATTAATGATGAAATATCCAACTTTTGAAATGATGAAGAGTATGGCAGGTAAAAATGAGAGTGAAGTAATCATGAGTATGATTTATAAGTGTATAGATTATATTTACGATAAAGACCAAATTCATTATATCAAAGATGTATCTGAACAAGAACTAGAAGAGTTTATTGATAATATCCAACAAAAAGATTTAGAAAAGATTCGGGTATTCTTTGATACTATGCCAAAGATTAAAAAAGATGTTGAATACAATTGCAAAAAATGCGGATACCATGAGAGTATCACATTAGAGGGCACCCAAGATTTTTTCGGATAATGTTTTGTCATGATACACTAGGTAATTACTATAGGACTAATTTTGCGTTAATGCACCATCACAAATATAGTCTTACAGAACTTGAAAATATGATACCTTGGGAAAGAGAAATTTATATAACATTACTTGTTAATCATTTAGAAGAAGAACGACAAAGAATTGAACAACAAAAATTAGCAAACAAAAGGTAAGACATGGCAAAAGATTCCAGATTAGCAGAAATATTCCGTCAAGAACTTAAAAAAGATAAGGGTTTGATGAGTGCTTTCCTTGCCGCTGCCGGTGAGCGAGGAAAAGAAAAAACAGATATTAGAAATATATTACCTAAATCTGGAATCTCTGGTGCTATAGCTGAACGAATGTTTGGTAAATCATACCGTGCAGGTAGTAAAAATACAGATTCAAAAGTTGAACGAACTGGTGATGTTACATCATCAAAGTATTTACCTGGTATGGCAAAAGATATGAATTTGATGCGATTGAATATGCAAAAATTGGTAATACTTGCTGGCGGTAAACCATCTAAAACAGTATCTACTGGGTTATTAAAAGGTAAAGATACTAAAATTGCAGAAAAGAAAGAATCTGGTGGAATGTTAGGAACTGCAGGTAATATGTTAAATGGCGCAGCATCCATGGCAGGCGGCGCATTGGGTGGAATAGGAAAATTAGGAGGTGGTATATTAAGTATGGGTGGTTCTATGCTTGGTGGTATAGCTAGTGGCATAGGTAATATAGGCGGTTCTATACTTGGTGGTTTAACTGGAATATTAGGTTCACTTGGTGGTGGTTTTTTAAGTTTATTAGGTGGACTTGTTAGTTTTGGTTTACCGGGTATGTTAATAGCACTTGGCGCAGGTTCATTAATATCAGCAATATTTACTAGTTTTGATTTTAAAAGTTTAGGCGGAATTTTTACAGATACTTTTGATGGCATTACCAAAGTATTACAAGATTTTTTTGGAATCAACAAAGAAGAAAATAAAAATAAATCATTCATAAGATTAATAGCAGAAAAATTAGATGAGAAATTTGAAACAACAAATTTTACTAAAGCCTTAACTTATATCGGTGAAAAATTACAAAAAATTACAGATACTTTGGAAGTTCAAATTCGTAGTGTATACGTAACAATACAAAATCACGCTAAAGCAGCTTTTGAAACCTTTGCTGACATTATGTTGGCAGTTGGAAGTGACATTAAAGGAATAACGACTAAGTGGTTTGATGACAATATGATTAAGATTTATACTTTAATCGGCGCTACTATTGGTGGTGCTGTTGGATCAGTTATTCCTAAAGTTGGAACACTTATTGGTGCTGGAATTGGAGGTACACTAGGTGCAGCCACAGGATTAACGAAAACACAAGAACAATCTGGTGGCGAAAATGAAAGAGTCGCTTTAGAAAATATACAAAAAAGATTAGACAATAACACTGCCAGCGAATATGATAAGAAACGGGCAATAGAATTAAAAAAGAACATTGATGATAGGGATGCTACATATAAATCAAACAACTTAGAGTTAATGAGAAAACAAGGTCTCGGTAATACATTTAATACACATTTAGCATCGGAATATGAAAAAAATCCATTACCAACATCACCAACTAAAATTCCAGGTAGTAATGTAAGTGGTACTGGTGGTAGTTACAATGATAGAATTGCTAGAGGTGAATCTGGCGGTAAATATGATACAATTTTTGGTAAAGCTGGTGGAGCAATGATTAATGGTAAACTAGTAACCGAAAATACAATTGATGAGGTTATTGCTTGGCAAAAATCTATGGCAGCAACAAATAAACAAGCAATAGGAAAATATCAATTTATGAGTAATGAAGTGATATCATCGGCAAAAGCTGCTGGATTATCTGGGAATGATTTATTTAATGGCGTTAATCAAGAAAAAATGCACGCTGCATATACAGAAGCAAATAAAAAATCTTTGAGAGCTGCTGGTTTACCAGATACTGATGAATATCTTTCAATGGCACATGCAGTTGGTGTTGGTGGAATACAAGCATTACTTAAAGCACAACAATCAGGAGAAGGTGGTACATTATCCGCTGCGGATGCTTTTCTAAAATATGGAACATTTAAAGGAGCACAATCAACTTGGGCAGTAGATTCTAATGCTAGAAAAACCAATAAACAATTAAACGCATCTGTTGATGATACTATTGCAAGACTGTCTAATAAAGTAAATGGAACTCAAAATTTAGCTTCAAATAAAGTAGTTCCTGTAACTCCAAATCCAGATGTGCCTAAATTGAGTATTGCACAACAAATGGGTGAAGCATTAGGAACTGAAATGAATAGTCTATTACAATTTGTTGGAAAAAGTATTGATAGTATGAATAAGAATATGACTGCAACTGCATCATCATCTTCTGGTGGTCAAGGAAACATATCTGCTTACAATGATAAAGCGTTTGAATTATTCTTTAATGCTACGGTACAATCAACCGTTAATCCAAGTTAAAGAAAAACCCCACCGAAGTGGGGTTTCTTTGTTACGACTTCTCTGCTAGAGATTTAAAATAATCCATATCGTCATCGTCTACAGAATCTTTAAATGCGGGTACTTCAATTTCTTCTTTGAAACTATGAACCGAATCTTCCGCTTTAGTTTTCATTGTAACTGCACCATCTAAACCAAGAACTTTATCTAACCGAGTCTTTAGTTGTTCATAAGACTTGAAGTTCTTTGCATCATGGAAGTCTTTCAATGAATACTCTTTCTTCCACAATTCTTCTAGTTTAGTATCATCACCTTCAAACAATGCTACTGGTGAATCAAATTCAGATTTATCATAATTACGATAATTTTCAACATTACGAATCTTCAATTTGAAGTTTGCACCTTCCCAAAGATCAAATGGATTAATTGGCTTCTCATCAGGAAATTCAGGATTCATTGCTTCAGTAATCTTATCAAAGATTTTCTTACCAAATTTAAATATCTTAATTTGACCTTCGTTCTCTTTGTTACTTGGATCAGAAACAATATAAACATTAGCATAGTAACTTAACCTACGTTTTTGATTCCGTGCAATGTTTTTGTTTGCATCAATACCAGAATTCCATAGTGTTGAATTATGTTCACACACTGGACACTTACCATTGTTGATTGTAGTTAAACAATTATCAATCAACCATCCACCTGGTCCTTGAAAACCATGATTGAATACTCGTACCCATGGAAGACCATCATCACCATCTACTGCAGGTGCAGGAAGAAACCGAATGATTGCCATACCGTTTCCTGCTTTATCTACTGATGGTTGCCACATTCTAGGATCATCTCTTGATCCTGCTTCGGCAGTTTGATTTGTTGTTGTTGCTTCGATTGCTTTGGTCAATTTTTCAAAATTATTTTGACCACGTTTTAAATTTGCGAATGAACTCATTTGTTTTACCTCGTATTAGTTGTATGTTAATATATCGTCTTGTCCACATGATTCATAATATAAAAGTATTTAGTCATGCAAACTCCTTCAATAATATAGATTTCATTTTATCACATTCAAAGTGAATAAAC